ACCCTTTCCTCCCTCAGTGAATGGCTACTGGAGAGCCTTCAAGCGTGGCAATATCTGTACACAGATCATCTCCAAGAAAGGCAGGGAGTACAGGGCAGCAGTAGAGGACAAGATGTTTGATTACGACTACAAAACCTATTACTGCAAGCTCAAGGTAGAGATAACCCTATATCCTCCAGACAAAAGAAAGAGAGATCTGGACAACTACACCAAGGCGACTCTTGATGCCCTCACTCATGCTGGTGTATGGGATGATGATAGACAGATCGACCACCTAACAATCAAGCGAGGAATAATTGTAAAGCCTGGCTTTGTTGACATTAAAATCAAGCAGTTATAAAATGGCTATATCTTGGGGAATGTTACATGGAAGAGATAGAGATAGCAGGGGAGAGGTACGAGTACAAGAACGTAACTGACATAGCGAATCAGTTAGGCATTCATCCCTCCACTGTATATTCCAGACTAAGCCGAGGAATATCATTAGTCGAGGCACTAACGAACAGAATCATGACTAACTCAGAATCAGCTAAACGCAACAAGAAAAGATGTTGTTGGGGTCTTAAATGATTGAAAACATTGAGGAAGTAGTTAAAGAGATACGCAATCGCATTGAAAGAACAGAGCGTATGGCAGGTATCATGCCTGTACCTTGGTTGCCCATCAAAAAGAAACAGACTCGTAAGAAGCGAGTTGCTAAGGTAGTGAAGGGTAGTGATGCCTAGAGGATCAAAACCAGGTGAGCGCAGGGGCGGTAGGCAGAAGGGTACGCCTAACAAGAAGTCACAAGATGTCCAAGCAATGCTAGACAAGATGGGCTGCAACCCTCTTGAGGGTATGGCTCAAATAGCACAGGAGGCATTAGACGAAGGTGATCGCACTCTTGCTGGTCAGATGTATAAAGAACTTGCTCAGTACGTTGCTCCAAAACGTAAGGCGGTTGAGATGACAGGAGATGCAGGTGGTCCAATCGAGGTCACTTGGGCAGGTGAGTTAGCAGTAACCGAAGAATGATAGTCATCCCTTATGATCCACGCCCTCTACAGATGGAAATCCATCGAGAGTTAAAGCGTTGGAACGTGATGGTATGTCACAGGCGATTCGGTAAGACAGTTCTTGCTATTAACGAGCTAGTCAGAAGAGCATTACTGAACAAGAAGAAGGCTCCCAGATATGCTTACTTTGCTCCATTACTCAGGCAGGCTAAGGACATTGCTTGGGATTACGTCAAAGAGTTCACGCTTCCTATTCCTGGAGTCAAGTACAACGAAGCAGAACTAAGATGTGATCTCCCTAACGGAGCAAGGATCACCCTCTATGGCGTGGATCGTTCACTGGATACTCTTCGTGGCAACTACTTTGATGGCTGTATCCTAGACGAATACGCTCAGATGCCTCCTAGAATATGGGAAGTATTGGCTCCTGCTCTTGCAGATCGTAAGGGCTGGGTAGTAGTTATTGGAACCCCAATGGGGCGCAATGCCTTCTATGATCTCTACCAAATGGCGCAAGAGAATGATGATTGGTACGCGGCAATGTTCAAAGCCAGCGAGACTAACGTGCTGGACGAGGAAGAATTAACAATCCAGAAGCGCACTTTGTCTCCAGAGCAGTTTGCGCAGGAGTACGAGTGTTCATGGAGTGCTGCCGTTCAAGGTGCTTACTATTCCAAATATATAGAACAGGCTAGAGCAGACAAGAGAATTACAGATGTTCCTGTAGATCCTGCTCTTCCCGTGCATACCTTTTGGGACTTAGGAGTAAGTGATGCTACAAGTATCTGGATGGTGCAACCAGCAGGACTAGAACTAAGAGTCGTAGCATACTATGAGAACAACAATGAGAGTCTCCAGCATTATATTAACTACCTTCATGATTTCCGTGATAAGCACAATATTGCTTTTGGAGATCATTTTGCGCCACATGATATTAAGGTTAGGGAGTTGACAAATGGAAAGTCTCGGCTAGAAACAGCAAGAGCAATGGGTATTCGGTTCAGGATAACTCCGAATATCAAGATAATGGATGGTATCGAGGCAGCAAGACGAATACTGCCAAGATGCTGGTTTGATGAGAAGCGATGCTCAGAAGGGATAAATGCACTACAGAACTATCGTGCTGAATATGACGATAAGAAAAAGATCTATCGTGACAAGCCACTACATGACTGGTCCTCTCACGCTTCCGATGCTTTCCGATACTTCGCTGTGGCATGGAGAGACAGAAGGGAAAGGAACAGTAAGCCAGTGCAAGCGGATCTATCCTGGTTAAATGGTAGAGCGGCATGAGATTGATTGGTACATTGCGTTCGTGGATGGAGAGGCTAGAACGTGGTGGGATCTGGTTACGAGGAAAGGGTATAGGCATTGTTTCGCATTTAGGTTTGATGGGTTTAATTGGATATTAGTAGATCCAATGTCTTGCTGGTTAGAGGTACAGGTGATGCCTTATGGTCCAGATGAAGATGTACCCAAGAAGATGGAAGAGTTAGGGCATGAGGTCTTGTATGTCAGATCTTCGAGGGAGAATAGGTTTTTGTGGAGAGGGGTGCTTACCTGTATAACGGTAATCAAACATCTCTTAGGACTAAGGGCGTGGTATGTAATCACGCCTTATCAACTAAAGAAGTATCTTTGTAAGGAGAAGTAAAATGGGTTTTTTATTCGGTGGTGGTGGCGGTGGTGGCGTTCCTGAAAAGTCAGAAGCAGAGAAAGAAGCAGAGGCAGATCGTGATCGTCAACTGCGTGCAGAGAAGGCAGCCAAGAAGAAGAGACAGTCTGCTGGCGCAAGACGTAGACGTGGACGCTCTCTCTTGATCTCAAATGATGAGAAGGGAATCTCTGATACTCTAGGATAGGAGGTTGTTATGCCTAGTTACAGGAAAAACAATCAAGCCGTAGAAGGGGTGGTTAAGAGGTTTGAGGCTTCCAAGGTTCACAGGGAGTATTGGGTATCTCATTGGCGAGAGTGCTATGAGCAGGCTCTACCGCAACGAGAGACGGTATCCCTGCATCAGCCTGGAGCCAAGAAGAATGCTACGATCTATGATTCAACCGCATTAGTGGCAACACAGCGGTTTGCATCAAGGTTGCAGTCAACCCTCGTTCCTCCCTTCAAGCAATGGGCAAAGCTAGAGGCTGGATCTGTTATTCCCAAAGATCAGACAGGGGAAATCAATCAGCAACTAGAAGAGATGTCAGAGATTATGTTCTCTCACATCAATCAGTCTAATCTAGCAACAGAGGCGAATGAGGCATTTCTTGATCTGGCGGTTGGTACTGGTGCGCTTCTACTTGAGGAAGGAGTAGACGGTAATCTGCTTAAATTTACAGCAGTTCCACTATCTGAGCTGATTGTTGAGGAAGGTCCTCATGGTACGATTGAGACTGTATTCCGTGAACACTCAATGCCTGCAAGGAACATTGAGCGCACTTGGGCAAACGGCAAGCCTTCTGACCAGGTTAAACGTCAGATAGAGGAGAAGCCTGATACTCTAGTCGAGTTGATCGAGGGAACAATCTTTAATCCAGATAAGCAGACGTATGAGTTCGTTGTCATTGAGGCAGCAACTAAGCACGTTGTTTGGGAAGATTACTTTGATGTCTCTCCGTGGATTGTATTCAGATGGTCTAAAGTAGCAGGTGAGCGTTATGGACGTGGTCCTATCATGTCTGCTCTACCGGACATCAAGACTCTGAATCTGGTTGCCAAGTATGTTCTCAAGAACGCAGAGAAATCTATTGCAGGTGTCTATGTTGGCGTAGATGATGGAGTTCTTAATCCTTGGACGGTAAAGATTGCACCTGGAGTTGTTATTCCAGTGGCAGCAGAGGGTTCATTGAGTCCGCTACCTTCTGCTGGAGACTTCAATGTGTCTCAGTTCGTAATGGAAGATCTGAAAGAATCTATCCGCAAGGCTCTCTTTTACGATCAACTAGGACCAGTAGCAGGACCAACCAAGTCAGCAACAGAGATTGCAATCCGTCAGCAGGAGTTGATGAGTGATATTGGCTCATCCTTTGGACGTTTGCAGACTGAGTTCATTACGAAACTTGTACGCAGAACCATCGACATACTCAAGCGCAACGGCATTGTTCCTGATGTACAGGTAGATGGTAAGGCTATTGAGGTTCGTGTTATTTCTCCTCTTGCTAGAGCGCAGGACATGGAGGATATATCTAATCTTGGTCAGTTCATTCAGATGGCTTCACTTGCAGGACCAGAGGCAACTGCTCTTGGTGTTGATCTTGAGGCTATTCCAGAGTGGATCGGCAAGAAGATGGGTATTGATCTGGATCTTCTAAGAACTCCAGCACAGCGAGAAGAGATGAAGCAACAGGCTATGCAAGCACAGTTGGCGGCTCAGGCTGTTCAAGAGGGAGGTCTACAGGCTGTAGCATGACAGATCTAGCAGAAGCTAAGGAAAGAGCAAAGGAGATCGACTACCTGATTCGTACAGTGTTTGGTACGGAAGAGGGTAAGCGGTTGATGTCATACCTGGAGGATAGGTTTCTAATGAAGCCAGTATGTCCAACAGGATCAAAAGAGGGGCATGGATATTGGAGAGAGGGTCAGAACGATCTTGTGCGTCAGTTCCGTGCTGCAATCAAAAGAGCAGAAATGGGAGCGTATGAATGACAGAAGAAACACTATTGGATACAGCAGAATCAGAAGAGGTTACGGCAGAGCAAGGTGAGATATGGCACTTGGCAGAAGATGTAACTGGTACTGGTGATGCTCCCGATTGGTTCAAATCTGAAAAATATAAGACAGTAGCAGATCAAGCAAAGGCGTATGCAGGATTGGAGTCTAAGCTAGGCTCCTTTACTGGTTCTCCAGAGGACGGTTATCAGGTGGAAATGCCAGAAGGTCTTGAGGGATATGTTGTTCCTGATGGCGACCCCATGATGGATTCCTTTAACGAGACTGCACAGGAATTAGGATTAAGCCAGGAAGGGTACACCAAACTGTTCCAGCTATATGTTAATGGAACATTGCAAGCAGATCAGGCATCAAGGGAACAAGAGTTGCAAAACATCGGTCCTGATGCAACACAGCGCATCACTGATATGGTTAAGTGGGGCAAAGCTAACCTGGATGAGAACGAGTTTAATACATTGCAGGGTCTAGCCACTACAGCAGACGGATTCTCTCTATTGGAGAAAATGCGTTCGATGTCCAGAGAAACCCAAGTAACTGCTCCAGATCAGACATCTACCGTGTCTGTAATGACAGAGCAGAAACTACAGGAACTAATGGCAGATCCACGCTATTACGAATCTCCAACCTACCGCTCCGAAGTAGAGCAGAAGTTCAGAGAGTTCTATGGCAATGCTCCAGCAAACAGGATCATGCAATAAACAGTTGACTCAATTTTATTTTTCGCTATACATGACATAAATGGTAGCAATACCAACCTCATATTGCGGATACCTCCTAATGGAGCCTGTAAAGTGAGGACCAACAGGGATCAGGTTAAAGATCCTAGATTCGGTCCGTGCTTTACGGGAACCCGAATTGCAAGAGAGTAATTTTAACTTGTAATAGGAGACTCAAAAATGAGTATCAATCTTTCAAGTGCGGCGGCTGCACAATTTGATGCAGAAGTTAAGCACGCTTTCCAGACTGCTGGAAAACTTCGTCCTACCGTACGAACTCGTACAGGTGTGGTTGGCGACACACACTACTTCCGTAAGATGGGCAAAGGACTCGCTAACCAGAAGGCTAGTCAGTCTGATGTCACTCCAATGGACATCTCTCACAGCAAGATCACCTGTTCTCTTGAGAACTGGCTTGCTCCTGAATATACTGACATCTTCGATGCTGCCGAGGTCAACTTTGATGAGCGTGTAGAACTTGCTCAGACAATTGCTGGCGCAATGGGTCGCAGAATGGATCAGTTGGTTCTTGATAATCTGACTGCTGGTACTACTATCGCTAATGGCGGTACTAACATGACTCTTGCCAAGATCACCCAGACCTCCCGTGTTCTGAATGACGCTGGTGTACCTTCTGGTGATCGTGTAATGGTATGTTCTGCTCAGGCTATCGAGAAGATGATGAACACCTCTGGCATTACTAGCGCAGATTATAATGCTCTTCGTGTTCTGATGTCTGGTCAGATCGACACCTTTATGGGGTTCAATTGGGTAATGATGGAGAGTCGTACTGAGGGTGGTCTTGCCAAGGCTGGCAACATCCGTGATTGTTTCGCTTTCCATAAGTCCTCAGTTGGTCTTGCTATTGGTATCGACATCTCTACCGAGGTGAACTATGTACCGTCTAAAACTTCCTGGTTGTCTACAGGTAAGATGAAGTCTGGTGCTGCAACCATCGACTCTGACGGTATCGTTAAAGTCCAAATTGACGAATCTGCATAAGGAGAATAGTTATGGCTTTCGCAAGAGCAAATCTGAACCTGTCCTCTTCTGGTGCTGCTGACGCTCCAAAGATCTGGACTTATAAGTCTGCTGATGCAATCGCAACAGTCAACACAAGTGGCTACTTTAATAGTGCTACTCTTGAGTTGAATGTAGGCGATATGATCTATTGTTATGACACTGCAACTCCTACTGCTTCACTGGTAGTTGTTTTGTCTAATGCCAGTAGCGTGGTTGATGTATCTGACGGTACAGCAATCTCCGTAGCTGACGCAGACTAAAGTGTACCCCCCCCTCTTCGGAGGGGGTTTTACTATAGGGATTGTAGATGGCTACAGTAAGCACCTATTCAAAGGTCGACATTACCTCCAATGCGCTTCTGCTTATTGGTGAGAGTCCGATCTCAAGTTTCACAGAAGATACAACAGGGGCATTGATTGCCTCTAACCTATACGAGCAGACATACGAAGATCTGCTAACCAAACATCCCTGGAGATTCGCATCAGCGAAGGCTAGTCTTTCTAGGCTGACATCAACTCCGGTGGATACATGGAGTTATGCTTTTCAGTTACCTGCTAACTTCTTATTGGTTCAGCATGTAGACACAGGCAACACAGATTATGAGATTTATCAGGATAAGGTCTACACTAATCAATCAACATTAGTGCTGGATTATCTATTCAAGCCTGATGAATCAGAACTTCCGGCTTATTTTGTTAAGTTAATGGAATATACGTTTGCTTCCATGTTTGCTATTCCTGTAACGGATTCAGCAACAAAGGCGGAGTATTTCCAGACATTAACCAAGGATCAGCTAACCAAGAGCAAAACTATTGACTCACAGGCTACGCCTCCAGTGGAGTTCCAACATTCACCATTGACTGAGATTCGTGCCTGATGCCACGCACTATATCAGCGCAAACATCATTTACGGCTGGTGAGTTAGATCCGCGTCTAACT